CCGTTACTACCGTTACTACCGTTTGAACATTCAGAAGATGATATAGATGAAGCGTCAGAACATGTATCACTCTTTGAACCACCACTGTTATATGGTTCAAACCCCATTTTCATAGGGTCAGAAGTATTTCTCAAAATACTGGGGTTTATATTTGTTTTTTTAATTTCATATGAATTATGTTCATTGTCAAATATACCAATAGAAGAAAATATATCTGCGTCATCTCCAAATGCCATATAAATTATAAAGAATACTATTGATAATATCACTATGTATATCATAATATTATTTGCAGTAAATAAATCCTTATTAATATCATACGGCTGTACATCATTATCTCTATTTATACTATCAATATATTGGTATATGCCAAAAATTATAGAGGTTATAACTATTGAATATAATAATAATATATACATATCTATATATATTTTTCTATATTTCTTATATTGAATACAACGCACGATTTATATATATTCAGCAATGGGTTAAAAACTGAATTTATCATCGCGTTCCTTCTTTTTGATTTGCTTCTTTACAAAACAATTGTTAATAAAATCTATAATATCTTTGGGTTCTTTGCCTACTTTTTCAACCCCCTTTTTCTCTTTCTTCATATTTTTAATATTATTTTTAAGTTCTTTGATTTCTTCTTTGGTTAAACCTAATGTCTTGTCATTTAATTTATTTTCATATTCTTGTATATCTTTGTTTATTTTACTTACATTAGCGCCATTATTAACCTGTCTTTCAACATCAATTAATACATCTTTAATTACAGGATAGGCAAATTGACTACGGTCATTCATCCTATCTATGTAGCTTACTAATCCGGTAATTCTATTAATGAACTCTTGTGAACCTTTGTCTGTAAATATTCCATTTTCATTGCAATACATCGTTTTAAATCTTTCAAAATCTTCTGGAAATCGCTCGTAATCTTCTAATAATAAATTAAGTATTTTAACCGAACTCATATGGTCGTCAGTTATGGGTGTTGCAGTCATAAGAAGTAATTTAAGCGAATCTTTGCCAGATACTTTGTATGAGTTTTGTATCATGTTTTGAAGAACTTCGGGGTTTGGTTTTTCTAATGTTGAAAGTGATGAGCTGTATATTTTGTGTATTTCATCAATAACTATTAGCGTCTTTCTAAAAGGGTCTTGAGCGCCATTTAATGCAACCATTTGCTTGTAATATTTATTTTTACCTTTGATTAAATTCGTAAATTGCTTATAAGATAATGGTTGTAGCCAATTTTTACCCAAAAACTCCATGCGTTTTGCTTTTGTCGATGGTAAAATTTCGCCATTTTTAAGACGCTCTTGTATTATTACATTACATACATCTGTAAACATGTTTTTCCATATATCCTCTTTTAATGTATGTCTCGTAACCCATAATATCTTGTATCCTTCCCTATCAAATGTATTCGTTGCAGTTGAAATTGCCGTGCAAGTTTTTCCAGAACCAACGCTGTGAAACAAAAACATACCTTTGTAAGGTGATTGAGGGGTTAAAAACTTTTGAACAAAATTTTGCGTATTCGAAAATGTCACAAGCTTATAGTCATTCTTTTCTTTAACAGGAACATCATCATCTATAACTTCGGCAATACATTTATTTTTAACATCGATTGCATCCCATTTGTAAGGGGCAAAATGTTTTTCAACATATTTATATAATTCAATATTGCTTAACTTTGTTTTAGGAGGTTCAGGTTCAAATACAGGCTTTTTCTGTATTAACTTGCTTTTATATTCATAAATAAATTTCAAAGCATCTGTATAATTCTTGTCATTAATTAGGTTTACCTTTTTATAATAATTCAGATTTTCAATAATTTTATCTCCATATAATTTTAGAAATTTTATTGGGTTCATCCAAATTTTATTTATTGCATCGCAAAAGTTTTGGCTCTTGTCAATTATATTACATAATAATGGTTTAGGATGTTTCTCATTTAAATATTTAAGTAAATCCTTGTCTCTAATATAATTATTAACCTTATTTTTTTCACTTCCCATATATAATTTTTTATTCTTTACTTTAATACTATCAACCTGTGTATCAATCTTGTCAATAACAAATACTGCAGCAATAATAAGTAATGCATTGGCTGACGGGAAATCTTCAAGAGGTCCTTGGCACTTTTTACGACAATTTATTACCATATCATTTGTATATATTTTGCCACGTATGTTGTTAACTATCTCAATATGGTCAGGGCGTTTAGGTTTAACAAACTTACTTGCATTTTTTGCAACTATTAAATCATAAAAGCGATTATTCTTTTCTCCAAGCAGATGAAGATTTTCAGTAAGAGAAGCATCCGCTGCGGATGCAATTATAATGGCTTCGATTTCAGCAATAAAATTAAATGCGCTAATATTTGTTGCGCTGTGTTTGAGATATAAATCATGGATGGTTGTATCATTATCGTATTTTATATTGTATCTATAAATATGTAGAGGCCATCCTACATCTGGAATGAATGGTAATCCAGATTGTCCGCAATATCGAGTACCTCTTCCGATGACCTGTGTATATTCAGCCTTCGTCACTAAAGGCTCCAAAATATGCATGTATTTAACATCAAATACATCAAGACCTTCCTTGTATCCTGAATCTAATATAATTATTCGCATATTCTCACCATTAATATTTGACGGTCTTTCATTCATATACAACATCATCTTCTTCTTTAATCCGGTTGAGATTGGTTTTTGATAAACGGTTGATGTTGTTAGAAGCCCAAATGTTTTATTTTTATCCGGAATATCTTGTCTTAAAGCAAACTTGTTTGAATATACAAGCGAGAAATCATTTGCAATCAAAGATGACGCAACCATTTTTGCGCCATATACACCGGATACATCACTGTATATTATATGTTTATAATATTTATTATTAATCTCCATATCCTCTTCGTCGAGTTTATTAATCCTTTTAATCATCTCCTCTATTTTAGGCGATAATAGATGTAAATCTTTTAATACCACTTCTTTCTTAAACTTTGCCGAATCGAATTTATGTTCAGGTTTAACATTTGCCCAAGTTCCAGTATTGCGAATACAAAGTGCTTCGTTCGATTTCTTATTCATTAATAAGTTATATTCTATATTAATATAATATTAAAAGTATATAAAATAGATATTTACAATAATTTATAATGATAATTACTTTTGAAGATATTCAAAATATCTTGTCAGCAAAAAAAATAAAAATAAATGGTTGCTTACATGTGGGTGCTCACGAATGCGAAGAATTAAATCTCTATAATAATCTTGGTATTAAAACACAAGATATTGTATGGATCGAAGCTCATCCTAAATTAGTTGATATAATGAGGAAAAGAGAAATACCTAATTTGAATTTAATTCAAGCACTTATAACCGACAAGGATGATGAAGAGGTTGTATTAAATGTCGCAAAAGATTATCAATATTCAAGTATATTAGAGTTTGGCACGCATTCCATCCAACATCCAGGAATTGTATATACTGACAAGGTATATCAAAAAAGCATAACAATTGATACATTGTTTGAAAGAAACAATATTGACGCATCTAAATATGATTTTTGGAATTTTGATATTCAAGGTGCTGAATTGTTGGCACTAAAAGGTGCAACAAAATCTATCAAGCATGTCAAAGTTATATACATTGAAGTTAATTCTGCAGAATTATATAAAAATGGGGCATTAATTCACGAGATTGATGATTATTTGGCTATATATAATTTCAAACGCATATTAACTAATATGACGCAATATAAATGGGGTGATGCAATTTATGTGAAATGTGTTGATGATAAAGGGTTTTTATTACAATAGATATATTTAACATTTTTTTCTTGTCTGTAATCCGTAATTATTTATTGTTTTTTCCAAAATACCAATATTACTAATAATATCATTTTGAACAATTATATTTGTTTCACAATTTTCAATATCTACTCTTTGCCATACACATACAAAGTCATTCCAAATATCTCCTAATACATTAAATGTTTCTACTACTTTTACAGGATAAATAGTTTCATTAGAAATTTGTTTTCCTGACCATACAGCCAACGCTTGTCCAGCGTCTGAATAAAAACGCCAATTATCACCAGGGTGACAATGATACGGACCTGCAGTAGGTGCATTTATATATATATATCCAGATGGTTTTATTACTCTGGTCATTTCTTTAAACGTCAACCAAAAGCAAGGGTCGTGTTCAAAACATGATGTTGACACAATTAAATCAACCGAACCATCTTCAAATGGTAATTTGTCGCCTGGAGGTACAATTATATCAACTGATGCATCTTCTACCATATCAATACATACGAATTTCATGCCTTGTAATTCAAAAAATGAACGTAGAGAACCATATAAATCTCGCCCGCCAATATCAATTACTAAACCCTCATGTAATCCATAAGCTTCTGAAAAAGCTTCTCCTGATTTTAAAGATGTATAATGCATATCTAAATAATATTATTTGATTTGTGTTTATATAAATATATATTATAATAACTTTATTTTTTATTCTTTATCAATATACATCTCCCAGTCTTCGGGTTTAGAACTTTGCCTTCAGGGCATTTTTTAGGAGACTTGATAGGCGACTTGATAGGAGACTTGATAGGAGACTTGATAGGAGACTTGATAGGCGACTTGATAGGCGACTTCTTATCTATCAAACGTTTATTCTTTATCAATATACATCTCCCAGTCTTCGGGTTTAGAACTTTGCCTTCAGGGCATTTTTTAGGAGACTTGATAGGAGACTTGATAGGAGACTTCGCGCGCGTCTTCATATCATTTGCATCGCTTTCATTGGAAGTATCTGATTTTGCATCTTTGCGAACATATACTAATACACGCCTTCCTTTGCTAAAATTAAAGCATATATCTTTTTTTCCTAATTTCTTTATTAATAAATCTGGAATACATTTTGCTGTGTTTAAACAAAAATTGCCATATTTTTTAATATTCCAATCATATTTCATTAGTTCGCAAGGAATTTTTCTAGTAATAATTTTATTAACCATTACAGGGTCCATACTGGTTCTTGTCCATCCATTATAAATATATTTACCTTTTTTACAAGTTATGCCTGCAATTGAGTGCCCATTATATTTATTAATGTTCCAATTTGATAATATAACAGAGTCCAAGTTATATTCCACGCCTTTGAAAAATATTTGCTCTCGCATAGATTTCAGTTCATTCTTTGTTGCACCTTCTTTTATTGTATTATTTGGAAATACTTTTTTGTAAAATTGCGTATATTCTTTATTATCACTAACAATAACCATTAATATAGGAGGTGGCTTTATATTTTCCTCTATATATTTGAAAGTTCTATTCGGTGTAATAGATATAATAATTTTTTTTTTAACAATATTATATATTATATTATCATCAAACTCCTCATTCAAATAAGAATACGTCAAAAAATCGTCTAATACATTATAGTCAAACATTTTATAATCAACATTTAAAAATTTATATAATTTACCTATGTAATATTCTGCATTAAATCCAGAAACCTTGCTTGGTATATAAGGAAATAATTTATTATTCACCTTATTAAGTAATGTAAGCACATCACCAAACGTATTATCACTAAACTTCTTGTAATCTTTGCTTTCTCGACTTTCGACCTTCAAGTATTTATCATCTAATATATGCTTTAATAGTTTAAAAAGCTTTAGCCTTTTATCTGTAAATATCGTAAACCCTTTCTTCTTTACATCCCAATGTTTAGATGCATCGAGTAATATTTTTCTACTACGCTGGCTGTAAAACATAGCAACAAATGTAGCCATAAACCAGCAAATTGGACCAACTTGTTTTGGTGTTAATATCCTCGAACATATATTATCATTTAGTGGCATATGAAAAACTATTCTTCTATTAAATATTTATAAAATATATATTATCTACGATTGCAAATTTTCAAATCTACAAAACATATAAACATAATACCAGTAATGATAATAAATATATGTGCATACTCATAACATCTATTTATATTTTATATGTATTCTTCATTCATTTAATTGGTAATACTATTGTTATATCATTCGAATTACCATCTGTATTCAAAGAATGGCACTGTATAAACTTTGTAAAAAACATTGATACAAAAAAACCTTATCCATTTAGAATTGGTGATTTACCACTGATTTCTTGGTATGATAATAAATTCAATAAAACATATACAACTGTAAATATCTGCACTCATATGGGTTCTAAACTCGACAATGGTATAATTAATAATGGTTGTCTTGTATGTCCCTTTCACGGTATGCAGTATTCGGAAGAAAAATCATTCGGGAAAACTATGATATACCAAGATAAACTATGGTGGAGTTATGAACCATCAACATGTAAACCTCCTTCAACGCCATTTTATAATAACAAAGATTATTCAGCGACGAATATTTGTATTGACGTTGATGCAAATATTATTGATTGCGTTTTGAATACAATGGATGTAAATCATCCGCAAAATTATAATATGGTAATACCTCCTAAAAGGATTAAAATATTCAAGTATGTTGACAAAAACAAAGTAGGTGTATCCTTTAAGCACAATATATATATTAACAAAAACAAGGGAATAACTGAAAATATTAATTATTATAATATGTTCAAGTATCCATATAATACTTGGATAAGAACTACATTGCCTAATAAACAGCAATCAATTATGAATATTGATTTTACACCAATCGGTATTGATAAAACGCGGTGGTTTATCACTATGAAAAATAATAAGGAGACAAGGAATATATTTACGAAACCGTTTATGTATTATTACGCAAATCAATACAGAGAATTGCTCAATAATAACCAAGCTTTACATACTGACCTCAAAAAATTAGTAATAAGACAGGATGTTTTGGCAAATGAAAATCATTTAGATGATATTTACAGAATGTTTGAAAAATATAAATATCCTGATAATAATATGGTTTGTAATTTATATAAATATCACAAGAAGAAATTATATGATAATGATAAAGAATTATAAATATAAAAATTGATACTCTGTGATTACTTAAATAAATAACAAATTAACTATACATTCAACAATGACAAATAAAATAGTTTCCTGTTTGATTGTTGCTTCAAGCTGTATCAATTATTCAATTGGTATTAATAAACCGCATATAAAAAGATGTAATAGTTCTCCTAATCTTCGCCTCCTATATAATACTACTTCAACATCTCTCACAACAACAACATACGATGTAAACAATAATATTATATCATACGATGCATATAAATCTATAATTTATAATAAATACAAAAGGAACCTATATCTTCGTTCGAAAGAAAAATATACACTGGATGATGCAAAATAAATAATATAAGACTAATATTAGACTATATATATAAATATTTAAATGTATCAGACAAGCATTAGAAATAAAAAAAAAATAAGTCAATTTAACAAGGTTAGTAATAATAACTATAATATTGACAAAGAATACGAAGTATTTGCATATGTAATTAAATTATTGGGAAATTGCAGAGCTCTCGTATTATGCGATAATGGCAATGAAGCAATTGGTGTAATTAGAGGGTCGATGAGGAGATTTAATAAACGCGTGTTAATAGAAACAGGTGATATTATTGCTGTTTCGATGAGAGATTATCAAAATAATAAGGTTGATATTGTTCATAAATATAATATGGAACAGTGCAAAATTCTTATTAATAACAAAGAGATTTCCGACACATTGATAAATGCATATAACAGGGTTAATATGAATACTATTAATAATGCAAATGATGCTAATATAATTTTTGATGATGTATCGGAAGTTGTATTAACAAAAAAAGAAGAAGACTATACAAATAGTATATTCGTGTTTAATAGTGAAGATGAAGATGATAATGAGGAAGACGACGAAAGTATATAGAGAGAAACAATTTAATTATCTTATTTTTTAATTTATTAACAATATATATAAATAAATTCTAATAAAAAAAACATATCTAAAATATAGAGATATATAATATTTTTTAATTAAAATGATATTTGATGACGAATATACTGGATTTAGTATTACATATAGTAAGGATTTTTCTTCAATAAAAATAACAGGTTCTATTAAAAATATTAATTTATATAATAATGTGCTATTAATTGCACCGAACCCAATCGACCGTATGACAAATTATTCTGGTTCTGGGCTCCCTTTTCCAAATTATGAAATTGCTTTTGATAATACTCCAAACGTTCATAATATAGATAGTTCAGGATTATTTGACATATTTTTTAAATATCCAAATAGTTTCTATATACCTGATGGAATAAACTTAATTAAACCTTCAATCTATTTTGCTTTTACTGATAATAACAATAATTCGTTCCGTATTCAATATGAATTGCACGATATTAATGCTCTACGAACATTAGTTAACAGAGCTTCTCGAAAGGGCCCCGAGTTTTATGGAGCAAAAGATTATATTTTACCAATAGATAATGCGGAGAAGGTTATGTATGCATATGCTCGCGCAAAAATAGAGCATGATATTGGCTAATATGGTAATGTTAAACAACCCTATTATTTATTAGTAATAAATTTGTATTATTTTTTTGCGATATTTTAAAAAATTGATTATCAACTTTAAATTTATATAGCAAAGCCATAGGTTGTTTTTCAAGTCAAATAATCTATTGTTCTGTCAATCGCACATCGTTGAAGTTTGAGTTTAAGTTGAGTTTGAGTATCTATCCGAAGTAGTTGCAAAGCAAAAGTTTGTGTTTTACGAAGAGTTTGAGAGAGACAATGACTGATAATGTCAAAATCACCTTCTCTACCGAGCGTATTAAATATATTGTATATGAAAATATTAAGAACCTCGTATTTGAAAACAAGGGGATTGTATATGGAGGTTTTGTTAGGGACTTCATTATTTGCGACCATTATAAAAGGTTATATAATCAAACAAATAGTTATAACACAAGTGCTTTTTGGAATAAATTAATTCATCCAGAAACAGCACCACGCACTATTGTTGCAAATGATATTGATGTATGTATGTATTCTGACGAGGATGTTTTAAAATTTATTGCGGATTTGCAAAATCTGTTTTGTTTAGATGCTGGATTTGACAATATCACATCGTCGAATATTGTTGTTGATAGTACCATGAAATACTTTGGCGCACCTATAACAACACACCGGAAAATTAACTACAAAATTATTGTTGGTAAAATTCCTTATGTGTTTTGCGGTGTTGAACTATCATTTGATATTGATATAATAATACCTAAAAATAGTAATAATCAACCTCCTTTCTACAAAACAGATTTGCTGTCAAATATCTTTCTAATGAATAAAGAAGGCATTGTTATATCAAAGAATACTGGAACTATAATTGACAGGATGAGTCTGCTGGATAAGCAGAAAATAACTCATAGTATTATGAAGGATATTGTTGAGTTCAAAACGCAATTTGCAATAAGGGATAAATGCTACTTTGACTATAATTCTGGGAGCTTTCTTTATAATTGCGAAGTATATCATCGTATTCACAAGATGATGTTTAGAACTTTCAAATGGAATATCACAAACCTTCCATTTGAAATATGCGATTTCCAAGCTAATAATTCCACAACTATTTGTGGTATTTGCTTGTCTAACTTTAAAAAGAAAAATAAAATAATAAAGATGTATAATGACAATTCGACAAAAACAGAAAAGGTATGCTCTATGGTGCATGATTATTGCCTATTTAAATATTTTGAGACCCAGATAGAAACAAGTAAGAATAACAAGATGAATAGTACAGATGAGTTTGAGTTCAGATGTCCTATGCGCAATATTATAAATTTCAAATTACATTCTGATAATATAACGGAAACTATCAACAACAAAATGAATGAATAAATTAGGGAGAGGTATATGAGACCCCCTCGTGTAAATTAGTCTTGTAGTCTTTGTTATTTGTTATAGGATATTTATATATTATTTTTTATTTATATAATATTTTATTTACAACACTTCCAAATGTATAACTTACTAATGATATTAATACTATTATTATTAAATTAGATATTTTTGATACATAAAAAATATCACAATGCTCCATGATATGCAAATATGCTTCGAATATCATTATTTTTACAAACATCCCAAGGATTATTTCAAACCCAAATAATAAACCAAGCAAGAAATTAACTATAATATGCGAAACTAAATATACCTTGTTTTCAATAATATTATTTGCATGGTTGGGATAAAAAAATATATCTATATCGTGTATATTAAATACGCATCTTAATATTGTAAATGATATTGTTACTGTAAAAATCACAGTTAAATATATGTAAAAATATATTGAATTCATATTTATTCTATATTCTATATTCTACTATGATATAAATAATATAAATAATGTTTACGAAATATAATATGATTTATATTTTGCATTTGGTATGTGTTTTTTATATATCAATTCAATATCTTTGTTGATATTATAATTAGAATAATAGAACAGAATATGATTTGATAATATATCCTTGACAAATACGTTTTTATAATATTCTTTTATTGTACTCGATTTAATTGATAGTATTTTTTTAAGTATGTCCTTTGTTTTCACGATGTCCTTGTAAAATAACAATTGGTCTTTGTATTTGTCGTTATATGATGTTAAATTATTGAACTTTGCATTCTCAAATAAATATTTGAAATGTGTTTTTGCTTCCTTTATATGCATATCATTTATATCATAAGTTTTCAAAATCTCAATAAACTTTTCGATAAACAAAAGCATATTACCATTTTGACATTGCGATGATATATTATAATAGGACATCTTTGGATTATAATTATCAATATTAACAGATAATCTGATATTGTAAATTATTCCAAGTTCTTTGCGAAATATTTTGTAAAATATGCCACTATCAATATTAAATAGAATACGCCTAATATAATATGATAATATCAAATGTTCTTCGGAAAGGAATTCAATCCTCTTCGATATTTGCAATATTATAGAGCTACTTGCAATTATATGATCATTCTTAATATTAACTATTTGCAAATTTTTATTTTTAATTATAAGCTCTGGATATACAAACCTGGATTTTTTCTTTTTTATAATGCCAAAATATTTTTTGACATTCTTGATAGTTTCATTGACCTTGCTCGAAGGACACGTTATAGTTACAACTAAATTATCTGTATTTAAATGAGATTTAATGAATTGTGATATTCTCCTATTATCAAAATGTTTAATATATTTTATCTGCTTCTTGTAATCGGCAATATATGAATATTTGGGATATAAAAATTTGAATATATTGAAATTAAATTTGTAATTAGAATTGGATATCGAAGTCATTAATTCTTGGACAACTGCCCCCTTTTCCTTGATTTTAATATCATTTTCAATATAAAATTTATTAATGGTATTTGATAATATATCCATATAAAACTCTAAATCAACTGCAAGACCCGATATATATAGCTCCATTTCATAATCATAAACTGTTGCATTATGCACACCGCCTCGCTTATATATTTCATCACTAATATATGTGGCATCTTTGTATTTTTGTGATGTTAAACACGCCAATAAATGCTCGCAATAATGCGTTAAACCCATCTCGTCTTTCTTTTCTTGATAGCGCCCTAATAAAAAATTTGTTGATATATAAGTTAATTTTGTTTTTAACGGCACTATTATAACTCGAATACCATTTTTTAACTTTAACCTTTTTATATTTATATCCATATATAGGTATATTATGAATAACTTATCTATATATTGTAGATATATTTACATATCCATAGGGAAACATAATTGAATATGATTTACAATCACATTTATATAAATGTAATATAATTCGTAATATTCTAATTCGATAGTACTATTAAACATATTGAATATTAAGTATAACTCTATAATTTTTGGTATATGCACAGTATATTTACAAAGATATGATAGAAATATTGTTGGAACAATAATCGACGTATATAATACAGGATTGTTAGTTTTATATTTTAAAAACATATGTGTAAATTGAAGCATATAAAGGAATTTATAAAAATAATAATCTCTTTTGAAAAGATTATTAATTTCACCATTATAATAGTATATTGCATCAAACCATTTCAAATAATGCACAAATGAACTGCCATATAAAAACACGGAATGATGAGTGTTTAGAGACATATAATATAAATAAATCAAGTATTGGATATTATTATTGCCAATATAGTATTCAAAATCGTGATATACTTTTGTAGATAATATCATAACATTTGCTATGTATTTTTTACAACCGCTATTTGGCGCGATAGTAAATAAAAATAGGTCTCTAAATAATTTATTATACATTATTGAAAGCTTGCTTAAAATGAAACCAAATACCATTGCCCATTGAGGATATACGCAATAATGTATTTTTAAAATCACCCTATATTTATTACAATTATTACCGTGAATACCGTGAATACCGCCACATATGTTATTGCGAATTATTGGCGTTATATAATGGCATTCTCTATGGAAGTCAAACCCGACAACATCCCCTGTTTTTATTATATAGGTTTCAGGTATTATATTAAATACGGTCATAATATCTTTATTATCGTCGAGACCAACAATAACTCTATAACAAGAGGCAAACGGGATATAATAGAATGGTCCATCAATATGCCTTGTATAAAAAATATTATCGGATGCATTTTTTACGAAGTTCTTATTATTATTTGACGGGGGTGATACGTATATTTCGTTCATATCATGTAATATATCAATTGCATAATCGCTTCCTAACGATTTTTTAAACATTTCTTTTATTTTCCTATTCTTTGTAATATCGTAAAATAGGTCCTTTATATTTGGTGGTAAATCTTTGTACCACCAATGCGTTGATGTTTTAACAGATGGTTCTTGATTAATTACCCAATCTCTAATATTATTTAGAATATAACTATCATCAGCATTATTTAATTTACAGTTATAAACTCGCGACCTTTGATATTTCCAAGGTAAATTTAAAAACATATTATATTATATTTATGTATTATTATATTTATGTATTATTTAATTATATTAAAAAATAAAAATTGATACATAAGGATTAGTTAATATTAATTAAAATCAAGGATTATAATCTAATCATGAGCACCGAACAAACTACTGTGTCTGCATACACTTGTACTGAGAATGGAGGTATTGCACTGGATACTTCTGGAAGCATTATTATTGACTATTTTATGATGTATACACGCAATCTTACGGAAGAGCAAAATTATAAGTATATTGAAAAGTGTTGGAGTATTAGCCCTGTAAAAACTGTCGCAATCATCTTTAATGGACGCGATAGATTAACAGGAAAGAAGGAGAAAAGAGTTTCTAATCAGGCGATGATGTGGTTAAGAGAACACAAGCCTTACACATATATGAATAATATTCTTACATATGTTAATAAATATGGGCGTTGGAAGGATTTACTTTATATCTGCTACGAAAATAGTGCGGATGGAATGTTAAGTAAAAATTACGAATTAACATTATTTGCTGATAAATTAATGGAAGACGTTTCAAACTTGAAAGACAATGAGAATAAAGAGGAAGGTGAAGAAAATAAAGAAAGTGAGAAAAAGGTTAGCAATATCTCTCTATGCGCCAAATGGGCACCTAGCGAAAATGATAGAAATGATAGTCGCAAGCATTTTGCAAAGAAGATTGCAACAATCATATTCGGAAAAGAAGATAATAAAAAGATGGAAAAATATAGGAAAGAATATCTTGCTCCTTTGAGGAATAAAATTAATATCGTAGAAAAGCTTATATGTAATAATGAATGGGACAAAATTAATTACGAGTGTGTTCCTGGTGTTGCATCAAAAAGATTGCACAAAGCCTTTAATAATCACGACAGTGAAAGATATTGCGAATACTTATCAAAAGTAAGAGAAGGAACCGCCAAAATTAATGTTACTGGTATTCTTCCTCATGAATTGGCAAATTACTATGTTAATCTCCGCAATACACAAGACGAATATACTGAAAATGAAACGATTGAACTACAATGGAGAACTATTGTGGATAATGTTAAAAATTGTGGCATTCTTGGCAATTCTCTTGCGGTGATTGATTTGTCGGGTTCTATGTTTTCCGCTTGCAATGGTAGTATTCCTGCGCAAGTTGCGATTTCTCTGGGTATTATTACATCACAATGTTGCAATGGAATGTTCAAAAATAAGTTTATTACATTCAGCGATAAACCAGAATTAGTATCTCTAATTCCTGATGATTTATACAAAGAATATACTGAAAAAGGTATTGAACCTTCATTGTATACTTGCTTTAAATCATTAATCGATGTAGATTTTGGATATAATACTGACTTTGTTAAATGCTGTGATGCGATTATTAAATATGGAAAGGAAAATAATATTAAGGACGATGATATGCCTAAAAAACTATTCATTTTCACAGATATGCAATTTGATGAGGCAAATGTTGATAATGAAAATAAATGTATTGAAACTGTATATAAAACTATTGTTAAAATGTTTAAAGCGAATGATTATACTCCTCCAAAGTTTATATTCTGGAACCTTAACTCATCGCACAAAGAAAGTTTTCCTGTAAATTGTAAAACAGAAGGAACTGCGATGATTTCTGGGTTTTCAGAGCAACTTCTTAAAATCTTTATGAGTTATGACGAGTTCAAACCTGAACTTATTGTTAACGAAATCCTCCAACCTTACATTAAGGAAATCGTAATTGACGACTCTGAAGTTTAGGATATGTTAAGGATATCATAATATATTATATATGATTTATATTATATATATGTTGTAAAAATAAATATTTTTTATATTGACCTTTTTAATGCATCTTTAACGTCTCTTTTTCCCCTTTGTTAGTTTAGATGCGGTTTCCTTAACAAATGACCTAATATCCTTTGTAGTCTTTAATAATCTACCAGGGGTGTTTCGTATTGATTTTACTGGGTTCTTAATTACATCTTCAACTTCACTTTCGAAATCTTGGATCTTCATAAATAACGTAGTTAAAGTGCTTATTAAAATAGGTATTATTATGATAGTGAATAATAATATTATGAATAAGAATAACGAAATCATAGTTCCTATTGCAATAATCTCGCGACGTAAATCTTCTGAACATTTGCATTTTTCATTCATTAAAAATCGCACATATTCAAACGCATAATATATGTATACTACGAAAGTTAGGAAGAATATAAACGTACCTACTGCTAATAATTGAACAACACCACTTCCCAAATTTTGCGCGATAGTTCTCATTGGTATAAACGCAGTAATAAAGAAATATAGTAAAGCGACTATAGTGAAATTCTTAATAAAGGTTTTATTACTATGTTCAGAACACTCGCATCCAATAGTTTCTAACTTATATATATAACTCCAAATAATTAAAAGCAATAATGCGAATATTAATTGTATAAATACACTGCTATAAAAAGACAAAGTAGTATCCGTATCTTTCATTAATTCTCTATACTATAATAATAGAAATTTTTTATTTTTCGAGAATATTATAGATTAAAAACTTTGTAGAACTTTCAAAACTTTTAATATCTAATAACTTTATTTTGTCAATTATATTTATATCATTATATTTATTTAATATTTTTAAAATCTGTTCCATAAATATATCTATTATATACTTGTGGATTTTTGGATTGCTAATGCATTCAATCATATAATCGTGTATATTATTTAATAATTGCGAAATCTCGTCCCTTTTATATTTTATCCATATAATATTTATATTATGTATCCCTTTCTTCCACTTAATATAATCGCAGTATAATTCATATTCATTATTTAATAATAATAAATTGTTTTCATATATATATTTGGGCGGTTTCCACTCATCATTATTTAAATAACTATCCCATAATTTATTAATACTACTATTTAAAAACTCTTCACCAAAATATTCTAATAATTTGATATATATATTATTATCGCAATCAGATACTTTGATATATGACCAAATAATTAAGAATACTTCATCTGTATTATTACTATCTATAATAACCTTAATCTTTTCATAAATCAAATCCTTGTTTTTTTGTGTTAGTTTATTTAAATATCCAATCAAAGTCCTTTTAATATTAGATGAATCAGAGAAATCGGGAATAATAATATGAACGCGCCCCTTATTATTTACATTAGTTGCTGTCTCATATCCGCCTGTATTTTTATCTCTCTTATTAAATATCTTTTTTTCCCATATCATTTTAGGGTCATATAATGAATTGAAACAATTGCATGATTTTTTAAGATTGTCGGCTTTATTTATAATTGCAATTGGAACAGTATTATTAATATTATATATATTTTTAAAAACAGTGAGATTGATTTTTATTACTTTGTCATCCATTTATATTATAAATATATTTAATAATCTTATATATAAATCATATATCGTTCGCATATAAAAATTATATATATATTATGATATATATAATATATATATTATATCATGGATATAGATTTGAAAAATAAGTTTGTAGAAGGATTAGATGATATTTATAAAACAATGCTAATCTATCGAACAATTATCGTATGCAATGATGATATATTAGAATATAAAAAACTATTGGAAAAAAAGGATTTCAGTATTTATTTAGTTAATACATCATCTAACATTGATATTAACTACGATAGTTTAGATTGTAGAATTATTTTAATTAATGTTAATATATTGGATGAATTTTTAAATAATATAACTTCAAATAAATTATATAACTTTTATACCATTATAGCATTCGCACCTGAAACTGTATACATGAAAGATACAGTTTTTAAAGACTACTGCTACTATCCTGAAATTACTGACAATATAATTTAGAGAAGGTTAGATTAATAATATATCATTATGTTAGAATAAATGTTAAAAAATAGTAAGTTTAAAAGCAAGAGTGTATTCGGGGCAAGCAAGAGTGTATTCGGGGCAAGCAAGAGTGTATTCGGGGCAAGCAAGAGTGTATTCGGTTCAATTGCATCTTCTTCATATATTATTATACTTTCAGTAGTATTTATCGCGGCAGTTATATTAATTGCAAATAAACAGCAAATACAAGAAGGGTTTTTTAACAATAAATATACTGCAGAATATTATTATATGGAAGGGTGCCATCATTGCGACGTGTTTAATGCGTCGCGTGTTTGGGAACAACTTATTAAAGAAGGCGGATTTACAAAAATAACGCTTAAAAAATATGATAGGGAGAATAACATACAACGTCTTAAAAGTATGAATATTTCCAGTTTTCCTACAATAATTATTGTTGATAATTCGGGTGCTGAACCTGTAATTATTGCATCTTTCGAGGATGAACGGTCTTATCCTAAATTATATAATTTTATTAAACCCTATGATGTATAGAATATATTTATTAATATATAAGATATTAATAAGGTATCATTATATATATTAATATGGGTGCTGGTTTAGCGCAATTAGTTTTAAATGGACAACTGGATGCACATATAACAGAAAATCCTAATATTAATTACTTTAAATACGTATATAATAGACATGTGAACTTTTCAATGCATAATAGGATAGAAAAAGCAGAACGTAATGGCGCAATTGACTTAAATAAACCTACCGCAAATACTACTATAACATTTAAAATAGGACATCATGGTGATTTAATAAATAAAATGTATTTCTGCTTTAATTTACCTGATATATATTCATCAGATGTATATAGGTTTAGATGGATTAAAAATATAGGCCACATATTTATTATTGAGGCAAAAATTAAAACAGATGGTGAAGTTATTATAGATAGATTATATGGTGAATGGATGAATATATGGAATGAGCTTACAAATAAGGATGGGGACGAATATAATAAATTAATTGGGAATATACCAGAATATATATCACCAAATAATAATAGTACTACATATAAAATTAAAAATAATAAATTATATAATAACACATATCCAACTGCAGAAAAAAATATAATTAATACAAACCCTTCAATCAGAGGAAGACAATTGCAAGTTCCATTGAACTTTTGGTTTACGCGTAATCCATCTTTGGCGTTACCGCTATATAAAATGTTTGGACGAGAATTACATGTTACTATTGAAACAAGGGATGTTGAAAAATTATATCAGGTGTGGTGTGATAAACTAAAATTATTTGTTTCTCCTACTTTCTATAATGAAATATATAATCTACAGGGGGCTAATATAATTGATATTAAAACATTTATAAATAATGATAGTCGTATAAAAAGCGACTTATATGTTAATTATATACTACTTGATAGCAAATATAGAGCGGTCGCATTAAATGGTATTAGAGAATATGTTGTTGATTATGTATCTTTTACAAAAAGAGATATTAAAATTACAGATGTAGGGACAGATTTTGAATTAACAAATTTAAGTAATCATTTACATGTGAAAGAGTTAATCTGGGTATTGCGAAGACAAGATATTATCGAAAAGTTTAATATATATGACAACTATACTGCATCGCATGTATATAATGAAAATATGGGTATATTAGACAGTGCAAAAATTAATTGGGCAAGTACAATAGTCCGCGAGGATGAGAACGCCTATTATTATAATAATATTCAACCCTATCAATATCATACGAACGTTCCCAGAACAGGAATATACTGTTATTCATTCGCATTATTCCCAGAAAAAATAATTGCAACTGGCTCATATAATAGTGAAAAAATTAAAACATCTTTGTACATAAAACTTAATAATAATGATGATGAGTCAGATATGCAAAAAAATGTTCTAAAAAGAAAGGAATACTCATATTTATTTGATTTATTAAGAATAAACTCCCTATATGAAAAATATAATACAAGGGAAACTGATGTTAATTTTGAAGTATTAATATATTCCAAAGTTATGAATGTGTTTGTTATTAATGGCGGTGAAGCAAACTTTAAGTTTACCTAATAATTAGTAAGTAATAAATAATAATTAGTAATTAAATATTTAATAATTTTTATATCCATCTTTAATAAAAGAAAATGGATTTATTTGTAATATTATTAATTTTATTATCAGGATACATTATTAAATATTTAATAGATACTATAAACTCACTTAATAACGAAATAAAAGAAATTAAAATGAAATGCATATCTTCAGGGAAAGGTGATATAAAGTTTGAAACAAACAATAAAAATCCTTCTGAAAATATTAATAATGCTTTAATTAAAAATATTGTATATTTTAAAAATTATTTTGATAAATGATAAATATAAAGATATATAAATAATAAACGCATATATGTCTTATATAAGACATCACTTATAATAAATGCCGCGAAAAGCAAAAGTTATTGATGATAAGACAACCGAGCCGAAGAAAAAGAAGAATTTAATGAATACAATAATAAAGGATATATCTGTTGTAGACAACGAAGATATAATATTGCAATTACCTATATCAAGTGCGCAAATAAATAAGTTAAATATTACTGACAATATCTGCAAAGAATTCCCAGAGCCTTATGAACCAAATTGTTTTTATATAAATGAGAATAGTACATACAGTACTATACAAGATAATATTATATTTGATAATGATAATAGTGAATATTCTTTGAAAGTATCCCACAAGGATGATTTTTTAAATTCTAATAATAATTGCTATTGGTGCTGTCATCCAATTGAAAATAGGACTTATGGGATGCCTTATAAATATAATATTAAAACGGACACATATATATTGTTTGGAAATTTCTGCTCTCTCGAATGTGCGAATGCTTATAATTTTTCTTCTCATTGTGGAAGCGACAAGGTATGGGAAATTAATAGTTTAATTCAAATGTTAAGTAAGCATTATGGATTTACACATCCTATTCGCCCTGCACCATCAAGGTTTTTACTGAAAATATTTAATGGTCCAATGTCAATAGAAGAGTTTCGTAAAGGGCATTATACAAATGATAAGACATATATTCTTAATCTCCCCCCGATGATTTCGACGAATTTTAGTTATGAAGTTGTAAATACTTCGTATCTTAAAAATATAACTGATAATATGCATATTAAATTAGATAATCAAAATATTAATGTTAAAAAAAATAAAAACACAATTGATAGTAAATTAAGTTTAATTGTTTCATAATATTAAAAAATGATATAAAGAATTATATTCTTATATATATGCGCCAATAACTACAATTTAAAATGAGCAATATATTCTTTTCGCCGTATAGAATTTCGACCATCACTTGCAATGCAAACATAGGTAATGATATTAATATAAATCTTGGGATATTATTTGATAATATTAAGGTTATTGAAAATGTGATTGAGGGTGTTGATAAAGGTATTGTGTGGGTTCAGTTTATGAAAAATAGTGTAGATGTATCGAAGGGTGTATATCCTAAAAAAAGGAGGAAAAGCAAGAAAAATACTATGAAAAAGAATAGATTTGACAATCAAGTAACAGTGATATATAAGTTTAGTGATAAATATATACCAAATGTCAAGATATTTAAAAATGGCAATATACAATTAACCGGGATCAAGGATGTGAAGGATACAGAACACATTGTTAATCATATAATTAATGATATTAAGTTAATTTACAACACGATTGATAAAAATATTATTGTGAATGTAGATGCAGATTATAAGTTAGATTTAAAATATCAAAACTTCAAAATACGTATGATTAATACTGATTTCAAAGTTTACAAGGACCCAGAACTTCAAAATGGTTTTGAAATTCGAAGAAAAGAAATACACAAACTATTTATTAACGAACCATATAATAATAAATGCAGTTTTCAGCCGGGAATTTATCAAGGTGTAAAATTAGAATATTTCTGGAATATTAACAACCATAATAAAAATGGGATATGTTCGTGTCCTAAATATTGTTATGGTAAAGGTTCAGGGCAAAATATAGGCGAATGTAAGAAAGTAACAGGTGCTTTGTTTGAAAGTGGAAGTGTTTTAATAACAGGTGGTATTACATTCGAACAAGTTAATGAAACATACGAATATATATGCAACTTTTTAGAAAAAAACAAGGAGGTTATTAGGAAACCTCAACCTAATACATTAGTATGACAAGAAAAATTGTAATGATAGTTTTCTCCAGGTACACCATATGTCTTATAATAGGGACTATTTATGGTATTATTTCCAGGTCTATTATATGAAGGGATATGATGGCTTGCATAGAATTGTGCACTATATGCGACCGCGTCTGGTTCAACACGCGGAATTATATAATTGTTTCCCCATGGTTTTTTATCAAATAACACTTCACCTGTATATAAACCCGCATTTTTTAATGGTTCAGGTGCTTTTACATTTGGACTATAATCTAACTCTGAATACATTAGTTCATTCTTCATTTTTTATATTTATTCTACTACAATAGAAGGAATAAAATTTAGACAAAATCTATTTATTATCTTTCCCTTCTTCAAATTATTTTACACCTTTGGAGATTTAAAACGCCGATATTAGTATTCAGGTTTAATAATTATTTAAAGATAATATATTATTATCTAATAATATATATATGACCAACATAGATATTATTCCTTGTGCTATAAATAACAAAAACAAGCAAATAATATCTAATCCTATTACATGCCAGTTTGAAAGTCGTAAGATGTTTGGCAAAATTTTTTCAACAGTATTAGGATTAAATAGAACTTCTATTACTACCTATTCAAGCCATAACAATATTTCCACTCTTAAATTGGTATTTTAAATATCCAAAGGTGTAATGTTTAATTGCATTCATTTTTTACATAATAAATAATATAAAGATTAAATAATATATATTTAATAGTATTGAAGTATCTTTGTATTCTTTGATGAGTTCCCAGAAAAATAAAAGAGACACTAATAATGATGGAAAAAACAAGAAAGCAAAGATTACAAATGTTCCAGAGTTTGTTAGTGATGGTTTAGAAACCAAAGATATTAGAGATACTGTTCAAGATATTATGCTTTATATGCAAAATAATAAAGCGACAACCGAATACACCGATTTAATTAACAAGATTAGACAGGATGAGAGATTTAAATCATTCGAGGAAAGGTATCCAATGCTTTTTGATATGGTTACAAAAAAAGAGGGATTTAATTACGAAAGTTTAGAGTATTTTTTATCTATGCGTGATAAAATTATACAAAATGAATTAACTTCTGAAGATGCATCTAAACAAGTCGGACAAGTATGGTTTGATAAATATTACAAAAAATAAAATTTTGATTTTTTTCATTTTTTTACATTATAATAATAAAAATTGATATAAGCAATTATTATTATGTAATAATACTTGCAACAAGACACAAAGTATCAATGAATCCCGACAATCAACCTTTTAAATTTCCTACCAACCTATATCAACTTGTAGATGAAACATTTAAACTTTATGAAGAACGCAAGAATATTTGTAGCGATGAAATGACTAATGATGAAAATAATTATGCCAACTGTCTCATTTTCATTTTGAAGAAATATCATTTGTGGCCGTTGATGAAGGTTAAAAAATTCAAAGGTCGTAGCGATATTGTTCTGCTTCACAATTCGTATTTAAGAAAAAATGTTGAAAACTTTAAAGAATTATATGAGCAATGTAGAAGCGTTGTACTCGATTTTAGTATGGAATGTAATAATAATATTGTTGTAACATATGCAAACTCAATTCCTGAACGTATTGATTATATGAATTATATCAATACCGTATATTCATCAGATGATAAGATTTACGAAGCATACGATGGAACAATCATTACAGTCTATAACTACAAGAATGAATGGTATTTCGGAACGTCAAGTTGTCCAGATGCAAATAGTTCGAAGTTCTCGCATCCTACAAAAAAGCACGGTAATATGTTCGATGAAATCTTGTTTAAATATTACAAAGAACACTTTACAGCCGAAGAATTATCCGCTCTAACTGCAGAAGAAGTTTCGTTGACATTGAGAAATCTATTTGTTCAAAATCTTGACGCAAATATGGCATATGAATTCCTTATTGTTCATCACGAAAATAAACATATTGTTGATTATACTGGATTGCTCGGTAATAATTATATGGATATGTTTCACATTAATACAAAGCATCGCAATACGCTTATTGAAAATGATATTATATCATCTGTCATTCCTTCGCTTATTACTTTGGGTGTTAAATATCCCTTGCCATTTAATAATATCAATGAAGCCTATATGCATATTAACGACCTACAATATAGTTATGGATTGATTGTTAAAAAAATTGTTAATGACAAAGTTAAATTATATAAAATTTCGACTGATGCAATTAATTTTCGCGAAGAAACGGACCCTTGTCATCCAAATATTTGGATGAATATTATTTCGGTGTATATGAAAAATAAACAAGAATATACAATCAAAGATTATATCTCTAATTATAACCCTGATATTAATTTACCGGTTGATAATAACGGTCAAAAAATAGACCCCACATATCTTGTTCATACCATTATATCTACTATTAAAGATAGTTTGTATAGTTATTACAAAGCGACGACGAATTATTATCCTAATTATAATCGCTACAAAATGAATAAAGAAATGGATAAACAATTCCCGCCAATTATCCAATATCATTTAGCGCAACTTCGTAATCTACAAGTAAATACTTACAAAGCAAAAATGATTAATATTGGAAATGTATATCATTATCTATGTCAATGCAACGATGTTAATAATACCAAAACCCTTATTCAATTCTTTGCGTCAAATCCAATTAATGATATGTCTAAAAGAACATCGATGTGTTTTGCAATTATGACAAGTTTAATTTCTTAATTACCCCCCTGTTTCGCATATATTTATATATTATTATTTTCATATTTATTTTTTATATTTTAAAAAATA